GCGGTCGATGCGCGGCCTGGTCCTCGGTCAGTTGCGGCAGATCCATCAGCACCGCATCCGGCGCGCCGAACACGACCGCCCGCGTCAGCGACGCCGCGCGGGGATCGCCGGGCGGCAGGTCGTAGGTCGCCCGGTCCTTGCGCACCGCCTCGATGCCGCGCGCCTCGGCGTCGGCGATGGAGACGAGCCGCAGATCGACCAGTCGCCCGTCATGCTCCAGCCGGATCGCATCGGCCGGATCGAGCGCCAGGCGCGAAGGCGGCAGACGGAACGCCGCCGTCTCCCGGCCCACCCACGCCTCCATCAGCGCGCGGCGGCAGCGGCGCTCGGCCTCCTCGGGCGGCACGGCCATCGGGAAGGACTCGGACGCGATCCGGGTCGTGTCCACGGTGATGCGCCGCGCCTCGACGAGGGCGGCGTCGTAATCCTCGTCGGCCCGCGCGACCTGCCATTTCAGCGCTTGAGGCAGTTCGGTCTCCTGGCCGCGTGTCAGTTCCAGCACGTCGCCCTCGCGGGCGGCCACCAGATCGTCGGGTGCGAGGGTGGCAACCGACGCTCGGCCGCGCATGACGAAGCGGATCACCCCCTCGGTCTCGACGGCATCGAAGCCGAAATGCCGCGACAGCGTGGTGATCGAGGCGCGCGGGCTTTCCAGCGCGGTGATGGCGTAGCCCTCGACCGCGCCCCAGAGGCCGGTGACGTCGATGCGATCCTCGGCCAACCCGGCGCGCAGGCAGAGGTGGCGGACCAGCGCCGCCAGCGACACCGCGCCCAGCCGCCCGGTCAGCCAGTGACCGAGCCGCCAGTTCGCGCCGTCCGTCCAGACGTCGGTCAGCGCCGGAAAGAACGGATAGGGCCGCGCGTCCCAGGTCCAGGCGGCGCATTCCGGCACATGCACCATCCGGCCGCCGTAGACGGATGAGACCGGATTGTTCGCCGGGGTGCCCCACCAGAGATACGTCGCCTCGAGATAGGCGCGCTGGATCGCGTCGTCGCGCCAGCCCCGCGAGAAATGCGGCGTGAAGCTCTCCGAGGACTTCGGGTCGAAGAAGACGTTCGGCTGGTTGGTGCCCCGGTCGATGGCGGGGCAGCCGAGCTCGGTGAACCAGATCGGCTTGGACTGCGGCGCCCATGCCGTCGGCGTCCCGCTCTCGACCCCGCCCGGGCGGTCGTAATGCGCGTTCGACCACCAGGCGCGCAGATCCTTGTATCGAAAGACCCATGGCTTGCTGGCGGCGCCATCGGTGATCGGGGTACGGACCTGCGCGGTGCGGTCAGCCGCACTGGCATAGAACCAGTCGAAGCCTTCGCCGCCCGCGATGTTGCCCTGCAGATAGGCCCGGTCGTAGATCGCGGGCCAGCCCTCGGCCGCGTCGGCATGCTCGAACCCGTCCCGCCAGTCTGACAGCGGCATGTAGTTGTCGATCCCGACGAAATCGAGCTCTGGATCGGCCCAGAGTGGGTCGAGGTGGAAGAACACGTCGCCCGAGCCGTCGCCCGGCTGGTGACCGAAATACTCCGACCAGTCCGCCGCGTAGCCGATCTTGGTGCCGGACCCGAGGATCGACCGCACATCCGCGAGCAGATCCCGGTAGGCCTGCACGGCGGGATAGGTGCTGGCGCCCGAGCGGATCGTCGTCAGCCCCGGCATCTCTGTCCCGATCAGGAAGGCGTCGACCCCGCCCGCCGCCGCGCAAAGATGGGCGTAGTGCAACACCATGCGCCGCAGACCCCAGTCGTCAGATGGCCCGGTCCAACTGACGCTCTCGCCCGAGAGGCTGAAGCTCGCGGGCGTGGCTGCGCCGAAAAGCGCCGCGACCTGCGCAGCGGCCGTGGCGGTCTTGTCCACGGTCCCGGCGAACCCAGCAGCAGGCGAACAGGTGATCCGGCCTCGCCAGGGGAACGCAGGTTGGCCCGCCTCGGCCCCGTTGTCGGAATATGGGTTCGGCAGCGTGTTGCCGGGCGGGACATCCATCAGGATGAACGGATAGAAGGTCACGCGCAGCCCGCGCGCCTTCATCTCCTGGATCGCCTGCACCACGGCGAAATCGGACGGCGTGCCGCCATAGACCGGGCGGTCCTGGTCGTCGCGGCTCACGAGGAAGGCGCTGGCGCGGCTCACGCCGTTCACCGACCAGCTGGAGGGCGTGGTCGATTTCGCGGACACCTCGACGCCGGGCCGCACCTTGCACGATCCCGCGCGTAGGTCGTCGCCGAACCATGCCACCACGAGGCTGACGCTCTCGACCGCCGGGGCCATCGCCTGCAGCCTGTCCAGCGCCTCCACCATGTCGGTGGAGTCGGCCAGCGCGTTCAGGTTCTCGGGCACCGTCGCGCCGCCATCGGTCTTGCGGATTGCCTGCGTCGCGTAGGTGAACTCGCCCGAGGCGGGGATCATGGTGACGGCGGGGGTCAGCCCCTCGGCCGTGTCGGGATCGGCGAGCGGCCGGAACACCTCGAAGGAAAGCTGCGGCAGGCGGTTGCCGTAGGTGGAGAGCGCCAGTTCCTCGAAGACGACGTAGGCCGTGCCGCGATAGGCGGGGGTATTCGACGCGCCCATCTTCGCCGCGATGAACGGATCGGCGGCCTGCGCCTCGTCGCCAGGGTACCAGCGCCAGGTGACGCCGGAGAGGTCCATCGGCTTGCCGTCGGCCCAGATGCGGCCGATGCCGGTGATCGGGCCCTCGCAGAGCGCCACGGCGAAAGAGGCGTAGTAGAGATACTCGGTCGTCTTGACCTTGCCGCCCCCGCCGCCCTTGCCGCCGCCCTGCGTGGTGGTCTTCGTCTCCTCGCGGAAATCCGTCGCCCAGATGATGTTGCTGCCCATCCGCATCCGGCCGTAGAGCCGCGGGATCACCGCGCCTTCGGTGGCCGAAGTGATGCGCAGCGTGTCGAGCCGCGCGCCCTCGATGCGCTGCGTGGGCGCCAGCGACGAGATGATCCAGCTGTCGACGACCGAGCCGATGCTGGAGCCGATGAAACCGCCGATGGTCGCAGCGCTGACGCCGAGGATCGCGCCGCCAATCGAACCGCCAATGGCGGCGCCAGCTGCGCCGAGAACGAGGGTGGCCATGTCGAGGTCTCAGCGTTGCGGGAACAGGAAGGCGAAGGCGATGCGCCGCCGCCAAGGGTGGATGAGCGGTTCCTCGATCACGCCGAGCCGCTCATAGGCGTGGAGGAAGGCGCCGGGCGCGGTGAGGATCCCGACATGCTTGGCGATGGCGCGGGGCTTCATGCGGAAGAGCACCAGCGCGCCGGGACCGGCCTCGGTGGGCGACACCTCGATCATCATGGCACCCGCGCCCTCGGCCAGCACCTCGCGCGGGCCCGTCTCGCCCCAGTCCCGGCTGTAGGGCGGGATCGCGAACGGTTCCGGGCCCACCACCTCGCGCCAGACGCCTCGGGCCAGCCCTAGGCAGTCGCAGCCAACGCCGCGCAGGCTGGCCTGGTCGTGATACGGCGTGCCGAGCCAGGACCGCGCTATGGCGATGACGCGCGCGGGATCGGCGGAGGTCACAGCACGGACCCCTCGTGACCGCCATCCTTGGTGGCATAGCGGAGAACCGCGTCCAGGCCGGGGATATGCGGGAAGCCCCGGAAATTAGCGGTGTTGGCGAACTTCGCGCCGCAGGTCTCCATCCGCTTGTCGCAGCCTGCTCGGATCGTGAAGCCGTCACCCTCGCCGATCGCGCGCGCCGGCGCTTCGAGCAGGGTCAGCACCGCGATGCCATCCGTGACGTCATGGCCCAGCACCTCGGTGCGCCGTCCTGCATTTGCGCCGCTGGTCCATTCGACCGTGCCGAAGATGAACCAGCCAGAGGCGAAGCCGCCGAGCCCCGAGACGGTGAACGCTCGGTCGCGCAGCAGGTCGATCACCGCGCCCGTGACCTTGAACGCCGGGTTCTCGAGATCGACGCCGCAGCGCGTATCCCCCAGCGCGGCATCGCAGGTCGCTTGGAAGGTCCGTCCGACCGTCTGGCCCAATACATGCGCGAGCGATCGCACCTCGGCGACAAATGCCAGCCGCCCGCGCCGGATCTGGCCTATGGCGCCCCGCCGCATCAGCACGCGCTGGCCCGTGTCGGCCCAGTTCACCCGCCAGACCTCGACCTCGGCGTTGTCCCAGCGGCCGTCGAGGATGTCGGTCTCGGTGATCCGGTCCGAGGTCAGCACGCCTTCGGCATCCTGCGCATCGACCGACAGGTCCGAGCCCGAGCGCACCTCGGAGGCCGTCAGCCCGCTTTCTGGCTCGAAATCCGTCCCGCCGAAGGCGAGCGTCCGATCATGATCGGTGAAGCCAAAACTCGCGCCATCGGCGCGGGTGATCCGCCAGCACCAGGCCAGCGTCGTCGTGCCCTCGTCGAGATGGGCCTGCAGGACGGGACTGAGGGTCTTCATCGCCGGATCTCCAGAAGCGGAATGGAGGTGATCGAGCCGAGCCGCTCGAGGTCGAGCGTCACGTCGAGCGCGTCGGTGTCGAAACGGACGGGCACGTCGAACTCGAAGCCCGCTGTGATCGCGACGCCAGCGCCCGGCGCGGCGCCGAAGGTGACGACGCCGGTCGTGGCGTCGACCGACCAGCCGGAGAGCTGCTCGACGCCTGACAGCGCGATGCGCACGGTTCCGGTCACCGGTTTGGCTATGGCGCGTGTCCAGGTTTGCGCGCCGGAGGCGTAGCGCTTCATCAGCTGGAAGGCGGTCGTCGTGCCGTCGCCGTTGCCGATCGCCTGATCGGTCGGCGCTGTTGTGCCCGAAGGCAGGCAGGATTTGTGGTCGGCCCAGTCCTTGAAGCGGAAGCCATGCAGGCGGCCGTTTCGCGCCTCGAAGAAGGCGACCACCGCCGCGAGATCGTCGGCGCGGCGGATGCCGTAGGCGACGTCGTAGCGGCGGCGCGAATTGGCCCAGCTGGCGTTCCTCTCCTCGTCGCCCGAGGCAAGCTCGACGATCTGCGTGCGCCGCTCCGGCCCGCCCCGCGCGCCGCGACTGATGTTGTCGGGAAACCGGACCTCGTGGAACGCCATCACATGCCCCTCCGCCCGAGCGAGACGGCGCGGGCGATGTCGGCCGCAACCTGCGTGCGAGACTGCCGGAAGCTCTCGGCGTCGCGGGCCATGATGGTGACGTTGACCCCGCCGCCTGGGCCGTAGCTCTGCGCCTCGCGTCGCGACAGAACGCGCTCGCCGCGCTGCAGGATCGCGGGCACCTCGTCGTGGCGAAGGCCAGCCATGCCGCCGCCATGCATCCGCGGCGCGGCGGCGAAGGCCATGGCGGGCACCATGCGTGAGGGCCCGGCCGATCCGACCATCCCGCCCGCATGCAGGACGTTAGCGAAGATGCCGCCCGCTCCGGAGAACACGCCGGAGAGCGCATTGGCGATCGGCCCGAGGATGAACCGCCGCGCCGCGAGCTGGGCGAGATCGGCCAGCAGCGAGGTGACGAGGTCGCGGAAGTTCAGCTTGCCGGTCTTCACGAACTGGCCCACCGCGTTCTCGGCCGACTGGAAGGCGCCGACGAGGCTCTGGCCGATGTCGCCACCGATCTCGCGGGCCTTGCTGGCGTAGTCGGAGAGCGCGGCGGTGACCGCCCGCCAGCCGGTGACGGCCGCGTCGGTCGCGGGCTCCGCTACCGCAGCAGCAGCTCCGGCCGCCACAACTGCATCTGTTGCGGCGCGCCCG